CGTGTCATAGTTTTCTTTTGACAGTGTGACGGGGATATTCGGCATTATCCCATCCTCATAAGCGACGAACCCGCGCTGGAGAAGCCGCCGAACAGCTTGCCTATCGCGCTGATTGGTCCCGCCGCCGTCGCTGCGTCAGCTTCCATGCGATGCAATTCGGCCTTCATGGCATAGTTGGCCGCCTCGTCCTTATAACCCACGGCTTTGACACGGCCTTTATATCCGAGCTTCGCCACGTCCAATTCCTGCTCTAGCGCCGTATCTTCCAATACGTCCAGAGGCGAACCTTCAAGAGAAAGATTGCTTGCACCATATGCGACACGCATTGAAGAAAGACGCCGCTGCCCTTCTCTGCGCTTTTCGTCGCTTTCGAGTTGCGTGGTCTGAAGGGTGGCGGCAGCATTGCGCTCCGATACTTTCCTGTTGTAATCAGCAATCGCTGCGTTCTGTTGTGCAGCCGCCGCCGCAGCGGATGCTTGCTGCATAGCCCCTATGGCCCCGAACACGCCAGAGACAAGGGAGCCGATTATGCCTATCGCGGCCATAAGACGCGTATCCTTGCATACATGCACATATCGCTGCCGTCAGGGTGGAAGGCACGCAATACGCCTTCCGGTTCGCCAAACCCCAACAGCTTCGCTATGCGATGACCTTCCGCATTCCCTTGTTTAACCGATATTTCGATCCGGCGACATTGGTAGCTGTCCAGCACGAAGCGCACATGGCGGACAAGGGGCTTCATGAACTGCCCCACGTCCGCGCCAAACAAGGCCCAAGCTTCCGCGCGCCCCGGCCAAATCTGGCATATGCCTGCCATGCCCAGACAGCGGCTCTGGTGCCATGCCGTGAGACCCATGGAGCGGAGGATCATGTCGGCACCTTCGGGCATCAGCAAGGCTCTGTGCTCTTCCATTTGCACGGTTCGTGGTATGATATACTTAACGTGCTCCGGTCTGCATGGCGTATAGTGGATCATCGGTCCTGCGTGAACATCTGCGGCAATATCGCAATCACGTTGAATGGAAGTGGCTTCGTACGCCTAAAAGCTATTGAGCCGCGCTTGCCATAACCGGCTGGTAGGTCCATCGGCTCCGTTATGACGGATTGCAGCGCGGGTACGGGCATGGTGTCGAAGTTTTCTTTATACTCGACTTCCCGATATTCATATTGGTCACGATCTTCATTATAGCGGCCTATTTCTCCATAGGCGCTATTCCAGAGCACTACGACACAGTTATGCGCACGCTTGGTTTTGCCCTGCGCTGTGCCGTCTGCCGCGCCAGCTTCGATATTGGAGGTTTCGCCATAGCTGTCGAAATCCATGCCAACGACAATGTTTGTGCCCTCATAGGGCAAGGTGATCCTGCCATTCGTGACCGTGACGGGGCCAAACGGAATGTTGTCGACCAATCCGACCACGGGTTTTCCCTCAAGGTGTTGCAATCCATAGAGGGTGGTCAAAGCGGGTCCGACATAGCGCAGTCCACAATCGACATAATGCGCGCTGCTTATGGTGCTGTCGAAATCCCAGAAGCGCATCAACTTCTCAATGTATCGCTTGGTCACGCCATTGATCGTGCGGCGCACCACCATCCAGAGGGTGTCCTGATTGGTCGCTGCGGACGGGATGGAGGATATGCTTTCCACAAAGCCGTCGAAGTCATGCGTCTGCCAGCCGATCACATTCTCGTCGCGGTTATAGGTCAGGCTGACAACCGTACCGTTATCCCGTCGCAGCCAGAGGATGCTATGCGGTTCTGCCGTATAGGCCATTTCCGCGAAACGGATCGACCCAAGGTGTGACGAGAACAACGACATAGATGGGCTCTTGTACCCATCAGCCTCGAATACGAACACGTACTCGCGGACCGTGCGTCTTGCCAGTTGAACATAAAGCACCTGCCGGTCCACCTTCACCGGCTCCACGAACGCGCTTCCACGCGCGGACGAGCTACGGGCTTTGATGTTGCGCGCCGTAATCCCCAAGTCGGCTTGGGTGGCGGAAATGACCCATTCGCGGCTCCCGGTGCCGATCAGAAGCCCCTTCTCGTCATCCTCGAGCCACATGATCTTGGACAGCCGCCGCGAGTTTAAACGCACAACTATGGCGCTGTCGTCCAAAACTTCATTGGTTGGAGTACGTTGGGCGAATTTCTCATAAGCCCCCGTCTGCGATCCGGTCACCAAATCCGGCGCATCCCTGTTGCCGCCCATCCAGAGCCGGTCATCGAAGAAGGTGCCGACGCGCGGATAGCCGGTGGTATCGCTGAAATATGCGATCTGCCATTCCCTTATGTCGATCAAGTCGGGAAGCGGTTCGCCTTCCAGTCGCACGGTGACGTTGGTGGGCGTCACCACTTCCATGATCTTCGCTATGCGCCAAAAACTATCCGAGCCTTTCATGCGGATATAGCGGCCTACGTCCGTTGCAAGAAAGCCCGCACCACGGTTCAGCTTGGAATAATCGCCATGCAGCGTCATGGTAAAGTCGGTGTCTGCTTCTTCCCCGGAGCCGAGGATCAGGGCCGCTATGCGCGGCTCCACTTCACCGTTGCGCGTGCATTTCGTGACGACCAGCCGGTACTCGCTATAGGCGGTATCGTTGGTCTTCAATTCAAAAGTCGCAGACCTAGTGCCCTCATAAAGGACGTACCCGACTTGCACATCCAATATGGCGAAGGCCCCGCCGTTGCCGCCCTCGAATGAAAAATCTCCCGGCGCGAAGTCGCTCGCCATGTAGTCTTTTTCGTTATTGTCGTTTCCATAATATATCGTATAGCTCTTGATTAGCTTTGGCGCTGGCAACGTGATGTTGAGCGTACCCCTCTGAAATCCAGTTCCACCCGTATCGGTATCCGGATCGTATGGATCACCGGCTTCTGGCTGCCAATATGTCAGCTTATTCCCGTCGAATGCCCTATAGGCTTCGTGTCCCGGCTCTTCAGTTGAAGCCGACGCAACATATCCAGCCGGTAATGCATTCGAGGACATGACCGGGATCGGATTGCCCGTCTCGAATGGGTTCAATATCCCGTTCTTGGGGTCCACGGGCATGAATGGCCCGGTGTTGAAATCAAACTCTTCCCAGCGCCAGTCATAGGTATCATAACGTGACAGCTTGCGTGGCTTATAGCCGTCGCAAAACATATAGATCACATCAATGGATTGACGCGCGCGGATGTTGCGCGCGTCTACGTCCGTATAGGGCGATGGGATTTCATAGATCAACGACACGGCGACACCAGCCACCCCAAGATCACCGGGGTAGACCATATCGACGGTATATTCGTTACCGCTCTTGGCAGTGATCGTGGTCACCACGCCATTGAGGTTGTATTCGACCGGGAACCCGGCGAAAGCAACATGGTCGCCCACCACCGCGCCGTGCGAAGTCAGTCCCGCGCTTTCTATTTTTAACGGATCGCCGTCAAGGATTACGACCAAGGCCGCTGGATGGGCCTGTAGTCCGTTCTCCCGGATGATCCGCATTCGATAATTACTGAATTCAAGATTGAATGCTTCCTCTTCACTATAGACGAAGGGGACCAATGTACTCAGATAGGCGTCGTTATAGGCTGGCGTGACGAAATAGGTGCCGCTGCGAGGTATGGCTGGTCCCTGCGGCGTTGCAACATAATTATGCAGCGACCGCATGGACGCGGGGTATTTATCAAGATCAACGCGGCCTTCCAGAAGGGGACTGAATACGCCTGCGTTGAAGTTGTTTCTATTCGGGGATACCTTAGCCATTCCAGTATCCGTGCCGCGCCGTTATCCAGTCGCTATGACTATCGAGCAGCGTCGTATCCTGTGGCCCCGTAATATATGCGTTTAAACGACCAGCGATCTTTATGGCATCGTCATAGGCGATTTGCAGTCCTTGCGCTTTGGTGTTGGATTGCGTGGTGAACTCCACGCACTCCAGCGCGATGCGACAGGCCAGCACTTCAATAAAGGTATTGTCGAATTGGCTCTCCGATACGCGAGCGATATAGTCTATCTCCAGCGCCGGGTACATGGAGTAGAGATAGTTCCCGCGCCGGTCCCATCCCGTGTCCTTGTTGCGCAGTGGACGGATGAAATCGCCGGGCAGCGCAAACCGATATCGATACCCGTCAGTCGGGTTCACCAGCGCTGGTCCGTCGCTGGTCAGCGGATAGCCGCTGATATAGGCGAATTTCCAGTCGCGTTTGGCTAGCTCAAGATCGCGCCATTGCGCATAGCCCTGTGCGCAATGTTTTTCGATGGGCGAACGCGGCGGATCAAGAGATACAATACGAGAAGCCGCGATCTTCCCTAGGCCAAGGTTGAGGATTGACTTGGCGTCAGGCATGATCGCGGCTCCAGTTGACGCGGACAGAACAGGGGGACGCCCGCGTTACTCGTACACGTAGAAGATATACCCCTCGATGATCGCATCAATGGGGATCGTTCCGCCGTCGATGGTGGCATAAATGCGAACACCGGCCTTGGAGTAGAAATCGTACTTCATGTTGGTCACGTCGAACGGCACGTCGCTGACGATAGCCGCCACGTCCTTGTTCGCCACGAACGCGTCGTCATCATCGACCACGGGGGTAACCGTGTTGTCCTTGT